ATGCGAAGCTCCTGCCGCAGTCCTCCGGTTTTACCCCCCGGCGCAGCAGGTGCTCCAGCTCTGCGCTGGCCCCTTCGATCAGGGGGAGGAGCAGGACGTCCTGCTCCTCCCCCGCCCCCATGGCCCTGCACAGCGCCAGGATGTCCTCCCTCATTTCTTGACCTCCAGCACCCGGCTGGCGTCCTTGAACACCTTGGCAAAGCCGCTGATGGTGGTCACGGCGGCCCGCTCCAGCTGCCGGTCGATGAGCTTGTCATACTCCACCGTCACGTCGCTGCCCTGCACCATCTCCAGGGCAAATCGCTTGTCCAGACCGATGGCCGTGCCCGCAGGCAGGACAGAGGTCCGCAGCAGATTGGCCCCCAGGGGGGTGGTCAGCTTGCCCGTGCCCTGGAAATTCAGACCGGTGAGGGGGTTCTGAAACTCGCTGAGCTTCAGCAGCTTCACCATCACATCGCCGGACACCAGCAGGGCGTTCATCTCATAGGGGTCGAACTTGGCCCAAAAGTCCACCAGATCGTCATAGGTCAGCTTGCCCTGGGCCGCCGTGGTGAACACGCTGGCAGCGTTGCCGTTTCCGTCCCCGTTTTTCAGCACGTCCACTGCGTCCTCCAGCTGGGCCCGGGCGATGTGGGCGCCGATCTGCCGCAGGGTGACGGAGAACAGATCCAGCTTCTGATAGCGCACCGCCTCATAGCTGGCCACCAGCATTCTGCCCCGCTTGCGCAGCTTCACCAGGTTGGACTGCACCTGAATGGTGGTGGCGGGGATGGCTGCGCCCTCCTCCACATGGCGCAGCTGTTTGCTGTCGCCCCCGGCCTCTGCGGTGATGGAGCGATAGTCCATGCCGTCAAAGCGGGTCACGGCGGCGGTGATGTGGGGCAGGATGTCCCCCTCCTCCATGCCCTGCCGCACCGAGCGGGCGATGTACTCCGGGAACAGCACGGCGGAATCGGCGGTGCGGAAAAACTTCTCCACCACGTCGCTGCCCGCACCCTTCACCTTGATGTCAAAGCGCTTCAGCTGCCGCTGAAAGGCGTCCAGCCCCTCCAGGCTGGTGCCCTTATACTGCTCGCTGGGGTCCTGCCGCTCCAGCACCTGGCTAAAGCTGCGGCCCGCCTCCTGATACATCCCCTTGTCCAACTTCAGATTGTCATAAGAAAAAGCCATTCGTTTCCTCTCCTTTCCCGATCACAGACAGATCACGGCGGTGCCGTCATCCTTCACATCCGCCACCAGCACCGTCACACCGTCGGTCTCCGCCCTCTTCACGCCGCCGTCGCCGTCCCCGGCCAGCTCCGCCCAGCCCACGGTCAGGGTGTCCGCCGTCTTCACCGTGACAAAGCCCTTCACCTGCACGGCGGCCAGACCAGCCCTGGGCTCCAGGGCCACGCCGCAAAAGGCGTCGCCTGCGGAGCAGGGGCCCACCTGACCGTTGCCCGTCAGCTTCACCACCTGGCCGCCCTTCACGCCGCTGTCGGCCAGAAAAGTAGCCACCACGCTGCCGATGTCCTCAAACGAGATCTTGCTCATACCTGCGTTTCCTCCTTCAATTTCCTGTTTTTATGCTCATCCGCCCACCGGGCGGGTTCTGCTCTCAGATCAAAAAGGCCCCGTCCCGGCCCGTCTCTTTCTGCTCCCGCTCCTCATATCGCAGCTGGGGAAACAGAGGATAGCGCTCCGCCGCCTTCTGCTCCCAGG